CATTGGATGGGATATTTTACAAAATATCGGCACTTATACCGGAATTTGGTAAAATTGTTTGTGTATCAGTTGGTTTAGTTATGTCATCAGGTGAAATTAGAAAACAAAGTTTCTACGGAGATGATGAGAAAACAATATTGACAGAATTAAATAATTTACTTAATAAGGTTAATACTGGAAGATACCATTTGTGTGGTCATAACGTTAAAAATTTTGACATACCATACATTCAAAAACGAATGATTATTAATGGGATAAAACCAAGTTCGTTTTTACCAAGTTATAATACAAAACCTTGGGAAATGAAAGTGGTTGACACCCTTGAGATTTGGAAGTTTGGTAATCCTTCAAGTTTGGCATCATTAGAACTAATGTGTTCATCATTAGGTGTTGAATCATCAAAAGAAGGTGAGGTTACGGGAAATAGAGTTCATGAATCTTATTGGGTGAATGGTAAATTAGAAGAAATAAAAGAGTATTGTGAAAGAGATGTAGATGTATTAGTACAAATAATAAAAAAATTAAAAGAATTACTATAATGTTAGATTCAAAAGATATTGAAAAATTGTCTGAAGAGTTCAGACAAATGGAAAAAGAATTAGGTATTGAAAATAAGGCTTTAGATATTAATAAAATTTTGAGTGATGCTGGAATAGAGTTTGATTTTAATAAATTAGAAGAAGAAATGTTAAACCCAACAATTACTAAATTTAAATTGGGGTATAGAGTTATTCACCCTGATGCTGTGGAACCAAAATACAATTATGTCACGGATTCTGGGTTTGATTTACATTCGGTGGAGGAAATAATCATTTCTCCTTTTGGGAGAGCTTTAGTTCCGACTGGGTTATGTTTTGATATTCCTAAAGGACAAGAAATTCAAGTAAGAAGTAAAAGTGGTTTAGCGATTAATCAGGGATTATTTGTTTTAAACTCTCCAGGAACTGTTGATGCGGGTTATACTGGTGAAGTTAAAGTAATTATTTTTAACACTAATAATACTGAAGTTACTATTAAAAAAGGGATGAAAGTGGCACAAGGGGTTGTTTGTCCAATTACAAGTTCTGAATGGTTAAACTTAATCAAAGTTGATGATATAAATGAAAAAGACCGAAATTCAAATGGTTTTGGTTCAACAGGAATTTAAATATGATTACAATAGTATACTCCACACATAAGGATAAAAATTATAACGACAACTTCAAAAAGCATCTTTTAAATTCTGTTGGATTAAAAGATGTTCAAATATTGGAGTATCAAAATAATAACCAATTTTCATTACCACAGATTTATAATAAAGGTATTTTAGAATCCAAGTATGATATTATTGTGTGCTGTCATAATGATATTAAACTCGAATCAGGATGGGGAAAAAAACTAATTAACGATTTTGAGCTTAATCCTGATTATGGTATAATTGGAAAAGCCGGTTCTTGTTATTTCCCTGAAAGTGGTGTTTATTGGGAGAATATGCAGCAAACAATGGTTGGTCAGGTGTATCACCACCCTGAAAACCAAAAAAAATGGATTAATAAATATTCACCAAAACTCCCATTTTTAATCCCTGTTGTTACATTAGATGGGTTATTCTTGTCTTTCAACAAGACAAAAATTAAACATTTTTTTGATGAAAATTTAGGTAAATTTCATTTTTACGACCACGGATTTACAGTACCAAATTATTTAGACGGTATTAAATTAGGTGTAACTTCTTCTTTTGAAATTACTCACGAATCTATTGGTCAGCCAAATGATGAATTTTGGATTAGTAAAAATGAGTTTGTTAAAAAATATATTTCACATTTACCCTTAAAATTAAATCCTAACGATGTGTTTTATGAAACACATAAAGTAAAACCAATAAAAAATATTGGTAAAGTTGCAATAATAATTCCTGTAAAAAATAACTATACTAAATTAAATCAAATCATAGAATCTTATTTAGATAACTGTGATAAAAATTTTTATGATATTTTTGTAGTAAATTATGGTTCCGGTATTATAGAACCTTCAAATAATTTCAATCTGATTATATCTCAGAAAAAATATATCAATGAAGTATACAATGATGTTATTAAGAATTTAGACTTACAATATGAATTTATATTTTTAGGTAGAGAAAATATTATAGTACTTAATGATGTTATACATGGTATGTTAAAACATTTCAAAACTATGTCATCAGTTGGGACAATAGGGTGTAGAATACATTATTCAGATAATCTTGTAATGTATAACGGTGTAATTTTATCAAAAGAAAATCAACCATATATAAAAAACAAAGATAATTTTTTTAATTTTACAACAACATTAGATGAAGTTGATGGTAATATTTCTAGTATGATAATGTTTAGAAAAGATTTATTTCTTAAAAATAACTCTTTTAACGAAAACAATTTAAGTGGTACAGAAGATATTGAATTTACTATAGGTCTTAAAAACAAAAAATTTAAAAATTTTGTTGATGGTTCTTTAGTTTGTAAAGAAATTAAAAAAACGAATAAAGTTAAAGTTTTAACAGGGTATTCAAATAAAGGAGGTTCAACCTTTGCGTTTGTCAATTTAGTCAATTTTTTAAATGAAAAAGGTATTGAGACAACTCTTTACGGTCCACATAAATGGCATTTAGATAAGTGTGATTCCGATTTATTGATGAATTGTAGATTTGAAGATGATGATATTTTAATAACTCATTTTTTAAATTTTCCACAAAGACCAAAAGTTAAAAAAGTAATTCTATCTTGTCATGAAAAAGATTTATTTAAAGTTGGTCTTATAAAACAATATTGGGATGAAGTTGTTTTTTTAAATCCGGAACATAGAGAGTATCATAAAGAATATAATGGTAAGTGGTCAATTATACCTAATTTGACACAAAAATTAGATTATAAAAATAAACCTGATTTAGATAAAATTGCGGGTATTATCGGGTCTTTTGACTATAATAAGCAAACACACATTTCAATTGAAAGAGCCTTGAATGATGGTTGTGAAAAAGTTTATTTATTTGGAGAACCATTCGGAGAATATTATGAAAAATTTGTAAAACCTTTATTATCAGATAAAGTTGAAGTAAAAGGTTTTTATTCTGATAAACAAGTCATGTACAATATGATTGGTAGGGTATATCTTTCTTCATTAAGTGAGGTTGCATCACTTGTAAAAGATGAATGTGAATTAACTGGTACTAAATTTTTTGGTACATCATCAACATCACACAAAAATATAAAATTGACGCATGACGAAATTTTAGATAAATGGATTAAATTATTAGAATTATGAAAATACATTCACATATTTTAGCATGGAATGAAGAAAAAATACTTCCATTCGTATTAGATTATCATAGTAGTATCTGTGAAAAAATATTTGTTTACGACAATAACTCAACTGATGGGTCAGACAAAATTTACGCGAAATATCCTAAAGTAAAAGTTATAAAATGGAGTAGTAATAATGAGTTTCACGATGGACTTAACTCACAAATGAAGAATATGGGGTATAAATTAAATAGTAGAAATCAAGGTGTGGATTGGGTTATTGTGTCTGACTGTGACGAATTATTATATCACCCTAATTTAATTGAAAAATTGAGAGAATATAAAGAAAAAGGTATTGACATACCAAAAATAGATGGAAGAAATATTGTATCAGATAAATTTCCGACATATGACGGTAGATTAATTACGGAAATTTTAAAAGTGGGTTCACCTTCAACATATCAACCTATGTGTAAAAATATTGTGTTTAATCCTGAAAAAGAAGTTTCTTTCGGTATGGGAGCACATCAAAGTTTTTGTGAAGATTGTGTTAGAGGTGAAGAAGCGGAATTAAAATTATTACACTATAAATTTTTAGGTAAAGACTACGTTAAAAAATTATACGATGATAGATTAAAAAGATTATCACAATTTAACAAACAATATAAATTAGGGGAACATTATAAAGTTGTTCAGGAAACCTATGATTATATGGAAGATTTAATAAAACAAAATATTGAAATTATATAATAAACACAAAAAATAAAATTAAATGGTTATCGTTACCGGTTTTTACAACGCAGAACAATATGTTGCGAAAAGCATATTATCAATAATGACACAAACACATAAAGATTTTACCTGTTACATAACTCATGATATGTCAACAGATAATTCTGTAAAAATTATCAAAGAGTTGATTAAAAATGACCCGAGATTTATTCTTGTTGACGAATATGATAAAAAATTATACCAAGCAGGTAATTTTGATAGAACTATCAGAAATAACTCAAAAATAAGTGATGACGAGGTTATTATAGAAGTTGATGGTGATGATTGGCTACCCGATACTAAAGTTTTTGAACGTATTCATAACTTATACAAAGATAAAAATGTTTGGATTGCTAATGGGTCGTTTAAATATTCAAATGGTCAGCCAGGGTTCTCAAGTCCTCAAACAGATTTCGACAATTTAAGAAATTCAAGATTTACCGCATCTCATATTAGAACTTGGAGAGCCTTTCTTTGGAGAAATATTAAAGAAGAAGATTTGAGAGATGAAGATGGTAACTATTGGCAATGGAGTGGGGACCTGTGTTTTATGTTCCCAATGTTAGAAATGTCCGGACCTCAACACTATCGTTTTATGAAAGATGTTAACTATGTTTATAACGCCGAAAATCCAATTAATGAACACAAAGTTGATATGACAATGGTTAATAATCATGCAGAAAGAATTAGAAATAAAAAACCATACACAAGATTAATAAAAAAATGATATCAACTAAACTACAAGGTGGATTAGGAAACCAAATGTTTCAAATAGCTGTTGCGTACGCGCTTGCAAAAGAAAATAACGATACTTTTGGTTTTGATTTTGATGACTGTTACACACCACAACAGGGTAAAACATCAAATCATTATAGAAATAATATTTTCCAAAATATACCGGAAGTAAAAAATTATAGATTTAAATATGGTTATACTGAACCTAAACATTCATTTACAAAAATACCATATTCTTCGGATTTAATTCTGACCGGAAGTTTTCAAAGTGAAAAATATTTTTCAAACTACATCGATGACATAAAAAAACTTTTCGTTTTATCAAATATTGATGAATACTTAAATAGTTTGGATAAAAGTTTCACATACACTTCCGTTCATTTCAGAAGAGGTGACTATCTTAAACCTCAATTTATAAATTTTCATTCGGTTTGTAATGTTGAATATTACCTCGAGGCCATGAGTAAAATACCTAATACTAAATTTATATTGTTATCTGATGATATGGAATGGGTTAAAAATAATTTTAAAGGTGATAACATTTTGTATTCACCATTTACCACCGAATTAGAAGATTTATCATTAATGGTAAACTGTCATAATAACATTATATCAAACAGCACTTTCAGTTGGTGGGGAGGATATTTAAATTCAAACCCAAATAAAATTGTTATAGGACCTAAAAAATGGTTCGGTCCGATAGGACACAAAGATACACATGATGTACTTCCGGAAAGTTGGATAAAAATTTGATTTTGAAAAAAAACTAACCTATATTTTTAATATGATTTTAAATACTGATATACAAAAGTTGGTCGGCAACCACGTTGCACCATACATTTACAACTCAAAAAACTTTGAGCCAGGTAAAACACCTATCTATTACTCAGGACCATATTGGGATAATATGGAAGTAGAGGCAGCAATTAATGCATTATTAAATGGAAAATGGATTAGTTCAGGTGAAAACGTTTATAATTTTGAAAAAAAATTTAGCAAAAGATTTAACGTTAAATATTCAACAATGGTAAATTCAGGGTCTTCTGCTAATTTAGCTCTTATTGCGGCCCTAAAGAAAAGATTTGGTTGGAATGATGATGATGAAATTATTGTCTCACCAGTTGGTTTTGCAACCACAATTTCGGTTTTATATCAAAATAGACTAAAACCGGTTTTTGTTGATATTGAAATGGAAACATTAAATTTTGATTTAACAAAAATTGAAGAAAAAATAAGTACAAAAACTAAAGGAATTTTTGTTTCACCGGTATTGGGTAATCCTCCTGATATGGATGTTTTAATCGAAATTTGTAAAAAATATGACCTTAAATTAATTGGGGATAACTGCGATAGTTTAGGTTCAAAATGGGACGGTAAGTACTTAAATGAATATTATGTCGCATTTTCAAACTCATTCTATCCCGCTCACCATATTTCAACCGGTGAAGGTGGTATGGTTTGTACTAATGATGAAGAATTAAAAAAGTTGATTGTCAGTATGGCTTGGTGGGGTAGAGATTGTTATTGTGTTGGGTCAGAAAATCTTCTTTCTTGTGGTACTTGCGGTAACAGATTTGATAGATGGTTAGAATCATACGACAAACCAATAGACCATAAATATATTTTTTCAAGTATGGGTTACAACTTAAAACCTTTAGATTTACAAGGTGCTATAGGTTTAGTTCAATTAGAAAAATTAGATGAAATTGAAGAGAGAAGACGTGTTTCTAAAGATAGATTAGAAAAGATTTTTACTGAAAATATTAAAGGTATTAGAGGTGTTAAATCTTTAGATAAATCAGATACTTGTTGGTTTGGAACTCCATTTATTTGTGAAGAAGAGGGACTTAAACACAGATTAGTTGATTATTTGGAATCTAACAAAATTCAAACAAGAAACTATTTTGCAGGTAATATTTTACTTCATCCGGGGTATAGTTTTTTAGATGATTATAAAAATTATCCAAATTCAAACAAAGTTTTAGATAATGTTTTCTTTATTGGAGCGGCACCTCACTATACCGAAAACGTATTTGATTATGTCGAGGAAGTGGTAAAAAAATTCAAATGAAGGTTTTAGTTTTAGGTGATGGTTTATTGGGTTCCGAGATTGTTAGACAAACAGGTTGGGATTTTATTTCAAGAAAAAAAATAAACTTTGATATCAATGATATTAATTCATATAGTTCATTTTTTTTAGAATATGACACAATTGTAAATTGTATTGCAAATACCGATACCTATTCAAAGGATAGAGAATCTCATTGGAATGTTAATTACGTTTTTGTTGATAATTTGGTAAATTACTGTAATGATAATAATATAAAATTAGTACACATTTCAACTGATTACATATACACATATTCTATTGAAAATTCGTCCGAAGCTGATGTTCCTTGTCATTTACCAACGTGGTATGGATATACTAAACTTTTAGGTGATTCACATGTACAATTAAAATCTAAAAATTATCTAATTTGTCGATTATCACATAAACCAAACCCTTTTCCGTATGAAAAGGCGTGGGTGGATATCAAAACAAATTGTGATTATGTTGATGTTATATCCTCATTAGTTATTAAATTGATTAATTCTAATTGTAATGGCGTATATAATGTAGGAACTGAATCTAAATCAATATATGATTTAGCCTTTAAAACAAGGAACGTTACACCTATATTTAAACCATCTGAAGTTCCTTCAGATACAACGATGAATTTAGAAAAACTAAAATCAATAATATGAATCCATTTTTTTCAATAGCAATACCCACATACGGATATAATGGAAAAGGAACGGAATTTTTAGAATTTAGTTTCGAAAAAATATTAAACCAATCATTTAAAGATTTTGAAATCGTGATTTCAGACCATAGTATTGATAATACTATTAAAGATATTTGTGATAAATGGTCAGATAAACTTAACATAAAACATTCTTTCAACGATAGAGGTAGAGGAATTATATCTCCTAACATTAACGAATCACTAAAAAGATGTTCTGGTGAGTGGATTAAAATTTTATTTCAAGACGATTTTTTATTTAATGAATTTTCGTTAGAAAACCAATACAATTTTATAAAAAATAATCAAAATTCCATAAAATGGTTTTTCACCAAATTTTATCACAGTAATGATGGTATAAATTTTTATCGTTTATATATGCCGGAGTGGAATAATCGAGTTTGGGCTGGACATAACACTTTAGGATGTCCAAGTGTTTTGACGATTAAAAATGAAGATTTAATTTTTTTTGATGAGGAGTTAAATTGGTTAATGGATTGTGATTATTATCAAAAATTATTCATTAAATACGGACCACCACAACTTTTTGATATAATAACCGTCGTAAACAGAACGTGGGGGAATAGACTAAGTGATACAATAACTGAAGAAGAAAAATTAAAAGAACATAAAGTTTTAAACATAAGATATGCTTCATTTGCCTAATGTTACGTTAATTGCGTTAACGAGTGTTAGAATACCTCAAACAATTAAAGCGTTAGAATATAGTTGTAGAGGAATACAATTTGGTAAGGTTAAAATAGCGTCCGATATTAAACCGGACAATTTACCGTCATATATTGAACATGAATATACCCCTAAGAGTTCTAATATTGATGAGTGGAATTATAATATTATTTATAATTTACCAAAACATGTTGATACTGAATATTGTATATTAATACACGATAACGGTTTTATTGTTAATCCTGAATCTTGGAGAGAAGATTTTTTAAATTATGATTATATCGGAGCTCCATGGCCTTTACCAAATGATGATTTTTCTTACAGAGATATAGATAATAATCTGATTAGACAAGGAAATAGTGTTTCAATTAGAAGTAAAAAACTTTTAGACGTTCCAATTAAATTGAACTTGGAGTGGAAAGCATTTCATGGATTTACAAATGAAGATGGATATATCTGTGTTAACTACAGACATAAGTATATAGAAGAAGGTTGTAAATTTGCGGATATTGATATTGCTAAATATTTTTCACATGAAGCTATGATACCTGAAATACAAGGTATTACCCCTTTTGCATTTCATAATTATTGGGGGTCAAATCAAAAATACCCTAAATTTTAAAAAAAAATAATGAATAAAGAATTAGTAATTGCGGCTTATAATGAAGATTACTCTTGGATTTCTAATGTAAATTCAGATGTTAAAATAACTGTTTATAGAAAAGGCGAATACAATAATTTAGATGGTGAAATAAAATTAGAACCTAATGTTGGGAGGGATGTTCATACATTTTTTAAGCATATTTGTTTAAATTATAATAATTTATCCGATATGATTTTTTTCTCTCAAGATTATCCTTTTGACCATGTTGAAAATTATATTGATATCATTAACGGAAACATAAAATCTTGTCAAGATAATTCAATTGTTAATGTTGGAGGATATTATGGATATCATTGGAATAGTGTTACAGTTCCAACTCCGAGAGCTGGTATTATGCATACTTTATTACCTTCATCACATTTTAATGAAAATGGGAAAGTTTTAAAATGTTATAGTAATGGTCTCCCTCACGATTTAAATCCAAATATAAACGTTAATAACGTTTGGTCTGAAATTTTTGCAACCCCATATCCACCATATTATGAATTTGTACCCGGAGGACATTTTTCAATAACGAAAGAACAAATATTATTGAGAAGTTTACAATTCTACGAAAAAATACTATTTTTGTTAGAATCAAATGAAACAATGCCTTGGAATATAGAAAGATTAGAATGTTACATATTTGATAATAAAATTAAAACAAAACTTTAATTAATGGAAAAAAGATTAAAAATTTATACTTTTGCAGATAAAAATCCTGAATTTATTCAACTACAGATAGATTCTTTTAAACTACATATGGATGACGGTAATACAGATTTTATTATTATTAATGCATCAACAAGTAACTTTTCAGAAATAGAGTCAATTTGTGAAAAAAATAATATACAATCTATGAAATATACGGGAATTGTAACTCCTTTCCCGCATTATGTTGTGGAACAGTATGCTTGGTTTAGAGAATTAATTCAATCAAACACAAAAGATTATATTTTAATTATTCATTCTGACATGTTTTTTATAAATAAATTAGACTATAAAAAACTTTTATCAAAATATAATATAATAATTAATCCTCAATATAGAGATACTCCGTTTTATAAAATAACTCATGGTAACTTTAATTATTACTATATGTGGGATGGGATTTTATTATTTGACAGTCAATATTTTAATGAAAAAAATCTAACAAAATTATTTGATTGGGGTATGGTTCAAGGTGTTCTAGATGTTGGTGGTCAAACAACTAAGTTGTTAAAATCACTATCAAAAGAAGAGGTTGGGTTTTTTGAGTTTTGGACATACCACGAATTAAAAGATAATGTTCTTACAACCGGATTAAACGGAGGTGTTGGATTTACAATTAATGTAACCGATAAAAAAATAGAAACTCCATTTCAAATGGGAAATAAAAGTTTTCCATATGAAACTGATAAATCGGATTATGAATCGTATATTATTGAAAAATCTTTGGAAATTAAAAAAATTTTTATTGACCCATACGATTTTATAAGTCCTGTTCATAGTGATTGGATACAAGTTTTAGATGAACCGATTGAACAGGCCTTTATTTTTCATTTCAAATCTGGAAGTATGGACACCAATAAAAATAATTTTCATAAATTAGAACAAATAAAAAAAATAGTATACAATAAATGATGAATAAAATAATTGTAACTCCAGCTGGTAGAAAAAGATATTTAGAAATTTTACATAAAAATTTATTTAAATGTAAAGATGAGTTTGATGAGTGGATTATTTGGGTAAACACAACAAATGATGAGGATGTTAAATACCTTGAAGATTTAGAAAAAAATTACGAACACATTAAATTGCAATATTCAGAATTCCCTATTGACCCAAATGGTAGTCACACAGCAACAATATGTCATTTTTTTAAAAAATGTGTTGATGAAAATTCGGTTTATTTGAGATTAGATGATGATATTGTATATATTCACAAAAACTCAATAAAAGATTTATTTGATTTCAGAATTGAAAACAAAGATTATTTTTTAGTGTTTGGTAATATACTCAATAACGCTATTATTACAAACTTATATCAAAGAAATAATTTACTTAAAGATTTTCCACCTGTTGGGTATGATTGTTTAGATAGTAATGGTTGGTTAAATTCACATTTTTCTTTACAATTACATAATTTTTTCTTAGATAAACAAAAATCTCAAAAAATTGAAGATTTTTTTATTAATAATTGGGTTTTAGAAAATTTTGAAAGATGCTCTATTAATAGTATTTCGTGGATTGGTAAAACATTTAAAGAATTTAATGGTGAAGTTGACCCAGCAGAAGAAACTTGGTTATCATCAGATAAACCAAAACAGTTAAATAAACCAAATATTATTTTTGGTAAATCATTATTTTGTCATTATGCTTTCGGACCCCAAAGACCGTTTTTAGAGACTACAGATATTTTAGAAAAATATAAACAAATAAAAGATTGAAAATGAAAAAAAAGATTGCCTTAGTAACGATGGCTAAAGATGAGGATTTTTATTTACAAGAGTGGATTGATTATCATCTAAAATTAGGTTTTGATGACATTTATATTTTTCAAAATAATTGGAGATTTAAAAATAAAATTAATCATAATCAAGTCCATTTTATGGAATGGGATGTTGATTCAACAATTCCTATTGAAGGTCAAGCAACGTGGGAATGGAATAGACATTCCAAATGTTACAGTAAATTTGGAAAAGATTATCATTCTAAATATGAGTGGGCTGCGTTTATTGATGTAGATTGTTTTTTAGTTTTAAAACAAACTGATGATGTTAAAACATTTATTGCTGATTATGACAATATTTCACAACCACAATTAGTTATAAATTTTGCATTCTTTGGTGATAACGGTCATGAAACATTTAATGAAAACAATACAAGTGTCTTAGAAAGATTTACTAAAAGATGGGATAAACCATATACCGATTCTTATTATCAGTTTTTACCAATTTGTAAATTACATGAAAATTTTTGTTGCCACTCAATACATTTCGTTAACGGTGAGTGGATTGATGTTGATGGATACGTGGGTACCGGTAGAGCAAAATCTGATAGACCAATTTCTTTTGATAAAGCACAATTAAATCATTACTATACTAAGACTTTTCCTGAATGGTTAATGAAACTTGACAAAACAAGAGCCGAAGGAGATTGGATGAAAAACCCATACGAGGCTTTTTTTACACATAACTTTAATGATGTTGAAGATTTATACGCATTAAATTTTTATAAAAATAAATAAAAAATAAATAAAAAATATGAAACAAATTCATTTACGAAACATTCCTCCCCCCGCAGAAACCTTCAATCATGTTGATTTTTTTGATACACTACTTTATTGGATAAAACCGGAGTGTTATTTAGAGCTTGGTGTTAGAGACGGTTCTAATTTTAAAGTTGTTGCTCAACATTGTGAAAAAGCAATTGCGGTTGATATTGCACCGCCAGCCTTTCCACTAAATTCTAATATGGAATACTACACTATGTCAACAGACGAATATTTTGATAAATTAGATAAAAATATTATGTTTGATGTTGTTTTTATAGATGCAGACCATTCACATGAACAATCTTTAAAAGATTTTATGAACGTTAAAGATAGAGTTATTGAAGATGGTTTTATTTTTATGCACGATACATATCCTTATGACCCTGTTTTTTTTGATAAACACGCATGTAATGATGTCTATAAAACAGCACTATACATTAAGCAAAATTTTATAGACGAATTTGAAATTGTAACACTACCAATTAACCCAGGTGTAACAATAATTAAAAAAATTAATAGAACTAAACAATTAATTTATTTACCATAGTGGAGAATGAAAAAATATTTATAACAGGTGGTGCTGGGTTTTTGGGTAAAAATTTAATTGAGAGATTATATCCCAATAACGAAATAACTGTTTATTCAAGAGATGAATCAAAACATTATTATTTGAAAAAATACTACCCAAAAGTAAATTTTGTAATTGGAGATGTGAGAAATAGAGATTTACTTACAAGAAAAAGTCAGGGTCATACTGTTGGTATTTTTGCCGCCTCACTCAAACAAATTGAAGCTTGTAACGATAATTTTGAAGAGGCTAAATCTATCATAGTTGACGGGGCAATTAATTCAAGAATTGCTGCAGAAACAAATCAATTTAAATCAGGTTGTTTTATTTCATCCGACAAAAGTAGAGCTGCAACAACTATATACGGGGCAATGAAATACGTTGCTGGTGAATCATTCATAGCTAATAACTCGGAATGTAATTTAACTACAGCAATTTACGGTAATGTAACAAATTCAACCGGTTCAATTATCCCATTAATATGGAATTTTATAAAAAATGATAAAGAAATAGAGTTATATAATCCTGATATGACAAGATTTTTATTAGATGTTGATGATGCAATTGATTTAATATTAAAGTCTATGGATTACAAAAATTGTAATGTAATACCTGTTACCAAGTCTTTTTTAATAAAAGATTTATTTGACATTTATAAAGAAAATTTTGGTTTAAAATATAAAATAACAAATGAAAGAACCGGAGAAAAAATTCATGAAATAATGTCATCATCTGAAGAAATAAGAAGAATGGATTTTATTGAGAAAGATAACATATACTTACTATACCCTAATAAAATTATAAATAAAGTTTATTTTAGTAATAACGAATATTCTTCAAAAGATAATTGTTTAACTAAACAAGAATTATACAATTATTTAAATAGTAAAAACTTTTTCAAATGAAAATTATAATTTTCGGGGCAAATGGTATGTTAGGAACATACCTTACAAAAGTTTTAAGTGTTAAATACAATGTAGTTCCTTTGACTAGAGAAAATATTGATGTTACAAAAACCTCAGAAAAAGAAATATTTAATTTTTTAGAAAATAATGTTTCAAAAGGTGATGTTATTATTAATGCTTCCGGAATTATTAAACAAAGAGAATACGATATATGTGATATGATTATAGTTAATAGTTTATTCCCTAACTATTTAGCCAAATTTAAAAAAATATCAAATTGTGAAGTTATTCACATTACAACAGATTGCGTATTCAATGGGTTGATTGGTAATTATACTGAAGATGACAAACACGATTGTTACGACGAATACGGTAAAACTAAATCTTTAGGCGAAAATGATGAAATAACAACAATTAGAACATCAATTATTGGTGAAGAGTTAAAAAATCAAAAGTCGTTAGTTGAATGGGTAAAAACACAATCAAACAAAGAGATTTTTGGGTACACAAATCATTTATGGAATGGTATAACTTGTTTAGAATTATCAAAATTTATTGATATAATAGTTTCAACAAATAATTTTTGGAAAGGGGTTAATCACATTTTCTCCCCAACAACAGTTTCTAAATATGAATTGGTTAATTTCATTAATGAAATATACGATTTAAATATTTTAGTAACTCCAAAAGAAACTGATGAAAAATGTTTTAGAAATTTATCCACAAAATTTGTAAATCCAATAAAAAAAGAGTTATTTTTACAAATAAAAGAAATGAAAAATTTTAAATTAAAATGATTACTGCAAACTTAACAGGAAATTTGGGTAACCACATGTGGCAATACGCCGTTTGTAGGACTATTGCCGAAAAATTAGGATATGAATGGGGTATTAATTCTTCACCAACACATGATTATCATAACGGTATGAATCAAATGTATTTTATGGATGTTGATTTTGGTAAACCTGTTGTTGGTCAATTTGTTGATTTTCACGAAAAATGGACAAATTATAATTATAACGGACAAATAATTAATGTTACAAAGTTAGACCATAGAATTTATGACATTGATGATAATACTCGTTTAATTGGTGATAATGGAGCATTTGGCGGTATCTACCAATCTGAAAAATATTTTGAGGATAATAAGCAGGATGTGAAAAATTGGTTTAAAATAAAACCCGAATTTGTTGAGGAATATAATAAAATATTATCTTCAAATGGAATTATAGTGGATGACAATTTATGTGTAATTAATTTTAGAGGTGGTGAATATAGAAATATACCACATGTTTTGTGTAGACGAGAATACTGGAGAGATTCTATTAACCACATTAAGTCGATTAATCAAGACATTAAATTTATTGTAATTACAGACGACCCACATTACGCAAAAATGTATATGCCATTTGACATCCCTTGTTATCATTTTGATATTGGGTGTGATTTTTACACAATAAATCAATCAAAATGGGTTATTTTATCAAATTCAACGTTTGGTTGGTGGGCCGCATGGTTAAATACCAAAGCAAACAAAATACTTGCTCCGAAATATTGGGCTTCACATAACTTTAGTGATGGTTTTTGGAGTGTTGGGGAAAGTTACACAACAAATTTTCATTATGTTGACAGGAACGGTGAAGTTCTAAATTATAACACATGTGTATATGAGGCTGAAAATTATTATAAAACAAAAAATATATAAAAATGAGTAAAATTTATGATTGTTTCAATTTCTACAATGAACTTGACATCTTAGAAATAAGATTGAATACATTATACGATTATGTTGATTATTTTGTTATTGTTGAGTCCGATTTAACACATTCAGGAGTTATAAAACCGTTTTATTTTGAAGAAAATAAAGAAAGGTTTAAAAAATTTTTAGATAAAATTATAAATTTCAAAATTACCGATAATCCAACTGATTTTGTAAATCTACAAACAACTTCTGATTCGGAATTAAATAAAATTTATGATTTTATAAAATTACAAAATAATAGATTTAATAGATTAACTCAACCGGATTATGGTAGAGACTTTTTTCAAAAAGAATCTGTACGAAGAGCATTAATTAATTGTCAAGATGATGATATTATATTTTTTTCAGATGCTGATGAAATCCCAAATCCAAAAATAATAGTAAATATTTCAGAATTAGATTTAGAAAATAATAGATATTCATTAAATCAAATTACTTACTATTATTATTTAAATCTATTAAAACAAACTGATTGGTATGGTACAAAAATTACAAAATACAAAAATATCAAAAACATATCATTGAATGAATTAAGAGGTGATGAAAATTTATCAATAAAAATACCAAATGGAGGGTGGCATTTTAGTTTTCAAGGAAATAAAGAAATGATTATAAATAAGTTACTAAATTATTCCGCAAGGGATTTAGCAAGTACACATGTATTACAAAGTATTGAATCTAACATTTATAATAACATTGACCCATTTTTTAGAAGTAGATTAACGTTAGTAGAAATTGATGAAAGTTTTCCTGAGTACGTACAAAAAAATGTAAGTAAACTTAAAAATATGATAAAATAATAAAAATTAACTAAAAAATGAAAAAAAGAGCATTAATAACAGGAATTACTGGAATGGTAGGTTCTCACTTAGTTGATTTCCTATTACAAAATACTGATTGGGAAATATATGGTTTTTGTAGATGGAATGATAATTTTGAAAATTTAGAACATCTAACACAAAGAATAAATGATAAAAATAGAGTACACCTTATTTATGGGGATTTAAATGATTTATCTTCTTTGATTGCCTGTGTTGAAAAATCTAAACCGGATTATGTTTTTCATTTGGCGGCACAATCTTATCCTCAAACAAGTTTTGACGCCCCTATTGAAACCTTACAAACAAACATAATTGGAACAACAAATTTATTAGAGTCATTACGTCGCTCTGAATATAAAAATGCAACAATTCATGTTTGTGCTTCAAGTGAAGTTTTTGGGAAAGTAACTGAAGATAAAATACCAATTAGTGAAGATTGTATTTTTTATCCGGCGTCACCATATGCAATTTCAAAAGTAGGAACAGATTTAATTGGTAGATACTATGCGGAAGCTTACAATATGACTATTATGACAACAAGAATGTTTACCCATACAGGACCAAGAAGAGGTGATGTTTTTTCAGAATCTACATTTGCAAAACAAATTGCCATGATTGAGTCAGGATTACAGGAGCCCAAAATATATGTTGGTAACATAGAGTCTTTAAGGACGTATGCTGACGTTAGAGATGCCGTTAAAGCTTACTATATGTTGGTAACAATAAATCCTATTTCAGGTGAATATTATAACATAGGAGGTCAATACACTTGTTCCGTAAAAGAAATGTTAAATTACTTAATTAGTAAATCCACGGTAAAAAGTATCGAAATTGTTGTTGACCCTGAAAGATTAAGACCTGTTGATGTTGTATTACAAATACCGGATACAAACAAATTTAAGAAACATACAGGATGGGAACCTGAGTATAGTTTTGAGCGAACTATGGATGACTTATTAAATTACTGGAGAAATAAAGTTAAATCAGGAAGAAAATATTTAAGACGATAATATGATAAAATTAATAACAGGTGGTTCAGGACTAATTGGTTCTGAATTCAGAGATGGAATAAAAATTAACAGTTCTCAATATAATTTATTGAAAGAGGATGATGTTATAAAAATGTATCAAGAAATTAAACCGGATGTTGTAGTTCATACTGCGGCAAAAGTTGGTGGTGTAAAGGCTAATATGGACGCTCTAGCAGATTTTTTTTACGACAATATTAAAATGAACACATCAACAATTCATTATGCAAAAGAATTCAACGTTAAAAAATTTGTTTGTTTTACATCAACGTGTGTTTTTCCGGATAAAGTTGACTTACCATTAACGGAGGATAAAATTCATTTAGGTCCCCCACATGAAACAAATTACGCATACGCACACGCAAAAAGAATGGCCGATGTGCAAATACAAGCATATAACCAACAATATGGTACTAAATACTTTTCAGTAATTCCCGCAAATGTTTATGGGTTTAATGACAACTACAATTTAGAAAAGGGGCATGTTGTACCGGCTTTAATACATAAAGTTTATTTATCTATGTTAAAAAACGAAGATGTCGAAGTTTGGGGTTCCGGTAAACCTATGAGGGAGTTTATTTATTCGAAAGATGTTGCAGATATTACAAACATTTTAATTGATAAATATGAAGACACTAAACCAATTATTATTTCCGCAACTAATCAAGAAGTCTCTATTGAGGAATTAATAACAACCATATGCGATATTTTTAAATTTAAAAAAAACATTGTCTTCGATAGAACTAAACCAGAAGGTCAATTTAGAAAACCTTCAAGTAATGAATATTTGAAATCTATTATTGGAGACTATAATTTTACTCCTTTGAAAGATGGTTTAGAAGAAACTATAGAACACTTCATAAAAAATTATAAAACATTAAGAAAATGAAATTTTTAGTAACCGGAGGTGCCGGGTTTATAGGTTCCAATATGGTTGATTTTTTAATTAATCACGGACATAACGTTGTAATAGTTGATAATATAACAACAGGTAAAATTGAAAATTTAAATCCAAAAGCCAAATTTTATAATTTAGATTTATATCAACAAAAAATAGACAGTATATTAATTGATATTGATTATGTTATACATATGGCGGCAGTACCAAATGTTCAACAATCAATTGACCAACCTTTGTTTACTTCTGAACATAACTTGGTTGCGACAATAAAATTACTTAATTCAATAAGAAAATTCCCAAACATAAAAAAAATAGTTTTTTCATCAACGTCTGCAATTTATGGGAACCCAACAGAATTTCCGGTTAAAGAATCGTTTGAACCAAATCCTTTATCTCCTTACGCTTTGCAAAAGCTATGTTCAGAACAATACATAAAAATGTTTACCGAATTGTATGGTTTAAAAGCGGTTTGTTTAAGATATTTTAATGTTTTTGGAGAAAGGATGACTTCTGAGGGTGCTTATAAATCAGTTATATCTATTTTTATGGAACAATACAGACAATCCAAACCTTTAACAATAACAAATGATGGTAATCAAAGAAGAGACTTTATTAACGTAAAAGATGTTGTTATTGCCAATTATTTATCCTGTTTAAACGATACTGGAAATTTTGACATTTTTAATGTTGGTTTTGGTGAAAATATGTCGGTAAATGATATTGCTAATTACTTTAACTCTGAAATAACTTATATTGGTAAAAGAATAGAACCTAACGAAACTTTAAGTGATTGTTCAAAATTAAAAAACAAGTTAGGTTGGTCTCCTTCAATTTCAGTTGGGGATTGGTTAACTAATAAACTAAAAAATGGTTAATATGCCAACATCAAAAAGAAAAACAACACCTAAACAGGAACCTAAAGAACCTGTTAGAACATTTGGTAGTAAAAAAGAATTAATTAATAGTATCATCACAAAAAAACCAAAAAATAAGTTTTTAAGTGAAAGTCAGAAACATTACTACAACGAATTAACAACAAACGAGATTACCATTTGTTCTGGTCCTGCCGGTGTTGGTAAGAGTTACGTTGCAATGAAAGCTGCCGTCGATTTATTATTAGACGAAAACAATAGTTATGAAAAGATTATTATTGTTCGTCCCGCTGTTGAGGCTGAAGAAAAATTAGGTTCTTTACCAGGAAATGTTGAAGAAAAATTAGACCCTTATATTTTCCCGACTTATTACTTATTAAACAAAATTATTGGTAAAGAGGCACGTGAACAACTTAAAGCGTTTGATATTATTGAGGTGTTTGCTCTTGCATATATGAGAGGTATGAATATTGATAATTCAATCCTTATTTTTGAGGAAGCTCAGAACTCAACTCCAAACCAAATGAAACTATTATTAACCCGTATTGGATTTAATAGTAAGTTCTTTATTTCAGGTGATTTGGAGCAAACTGACAGATATAAAGATAAAACACATTCCGGTCTATACGATGCGTTAAAGCGTTTTAAAGGTATGAAAAACGATAATGTCGGTACTTTTGAATTTGGTGATGGTGATATTGTTAGAAATCCATTAATTACCAAGCTGTTAAGAAAATACGAAGAATGAAAATAGGTATTGATATTAATGGTGTTTTGAGAGACACTATTGGTAAGTTTGAACAAACTTATGAAAAATTTTTAATTGAGAAGAATGAGGAAATGGATAACCTTATGACTCTTGAATTAAGTGGGGATACGTTTAATGAAGAATCTTTTGAAGTCATTGACGAAATAAAGAAGTCCGACTTTAAATATGAAAAATTGTCTGAAATAACGTCTTTGAACTTGATTAGTCACTATTCATTCAAAGATAAAGAAGAATATTATAATTTTATGTATGAAGAATTTGCAATGGCCGTTTTTGGTCATGCAGGTTCTTCTGAGTACTCAACTTTTAATTTTCTCAATGAAATTTATACTAATTTAAGGGATAATCATGAGTTAATTATTGTTAGTGATGAGATGGGTAAATCTAAACCAGCAACTTTGTTTTTTTTGTCCAAATTTGGTTGTTTGTTAGAACAAATTAAATTTTTCAACACTATCACAGAAAACAATATTATAAATGACTTAGACATTTTACTTACTGCAAATCCTAACTTATTATTAAAAAAATACGATAAGACAAAAGTTATAAAGTTTGAATCTGTTTATAACTCAACGATTGAATCGGAGTATTCCATCAAGTCATTATCTGAATTTGAAGATAAACTTAAACAACTTTTATAATGCTAAAAATCTTAAATGAACATTATTATGTAGACTTAGATAGGTTGGAACAATATGTTAATATACCTCAACCTTCCGGAGACTCTGAAAATCACATCAGTGTTGTAAAGTACGATATGATTAAAGTTATGATGGAAGTACTACTAACGGAAAATGATATTGTTGATGAAACTTTAGGGGAAAAAAGTAATGAACTTACAATTCCTTTCAAATTAGCCTTCAATACATTATTAAATAAAAAAATAATAAACAAATATTAATTTTATGACAAACGAAACGATTTCAAAGTTAGAAAAGTCAATTGAGATTTTGAAAGACAAAAAACAAAGAATTTACTTTATGGTTTTGGATACCAAAGGTAACGCTAAGGCATCAATTGCAATGATTTACAGAACGGCTAATGTTTTGTTCAATGAAGGGTATAATGTAAACATCCTTCATGAAAAAAACGATTACGTAGGTGTGTCAGGATGGTTGGGTGAAGAGTATATGAAAATACCTCACAAAAGTTTAGAAAATCAAAATTTAGAAATTTCTCCGGAAGATTTCTTAATCATCCCTGAAATTTTTGGATATGTAATGCCTCAAGTTTCTAAATTACCTTGTGCTAAAATTGTTTTTAGTCAAGCTTATGACCACATTATGGAAACATTACAACCTGGTGAAAGTTGGGCTGAATTAGGATTTACAAAATGTATTACTACTTCTGAAAATCAAAGAAAATATTTAGATTCAATTATGAAAGGAGTGTCTTTCGATATAATTGAACCGGTTATTAGTGAATCATTTGTAAAACAATCATTACCACCAAAACCTATTTTTGCAATCCATACAAGAGACCAAAGAGATACTGCAAATTTCATTAAAACTTTCTATGTTAAATATCCACAATACAGATGGGTAACATTTAGGGATATGAGAGGTTTAAGTGAAAAAGAATTTGCAAATGCGTTATCTGAATGTTTTTGTTCTGTTTGGATTGACCCAACAAGTTCATTTGGTACTTTCCCATTAGAATCAATGAAATGTGGGGTACCTGTGATTGGTTTTGCACCATCTATGGTTCCGGAATGGATGAATGAAGATAATGGTATTTGGGTTGGTAACAGAAACCAAGTATTAGATGTTATGGTTGAATTTCTACATAATTGGTTAGAAGATAACATTGCCGACAAATTATATGAAGGTATGGAAAAAACAGTCTCTCAATTTTCTGATGTGGCTAATTTTAATAAAAATATCAAGTCGTTATTTGAGCGTTATACATACGCAAGATTTAATAACTTTAAAGAACAATTAAATAAACTTCAAGAAACAGAAACAAGTAAATAATGGAAAAAATATTAGATTTATCAGTTATTTTGCCTATAAAATCCTCAGTTACAAGAGATTTTGCGGATTATTTTGATAAGGCAATCAAATCATTAAAAAATCAACAAATTGGTTTTAAAGAATTAATAGTTGTTCATTCATCAGAAGAAAATTTGGTTAACCATCTAAAATCTTATGATTTTGAAAACTTAAAAGTAGTTTTAGTACAATATAAAGATAATCCTAATTATTCGGAGCAGATTAATGCTGGTGTTAAAAAATCTAAGGGTAAATACATTTCTTTCTTTGAATTTGATGATGAATACGCAACTATTTGGTTTAAAAATGTACAAAAATATATTAATTCATATTCACAAGTTGACGCATTTTTACCACTTGTAATTGATGTAGATGAAAAAAATACTTTTAAAGGTTTTACAAATGAGGCGACATTCGCTGCTAATATGACATCTGAAATTGGTATATTAACTAACGAAACATTGTTAAATTATCAAAACTTCCAAACCTCTGGAATGGTTATTAAAAAACAAATTATTGATGATTTTGGGGGTTTCAAAAAATCATTCAGGCTTACATTTGGTTATGAGTTATTTTTACGTTTGACATATAACAATGTTCGTATTATGACAATTCCTAAAATTGGTTACAAACATATGAATATGAGAGAAGGCGGTATTTTTTGGAATTACAAAAATGGTTCTGAAGTTATGACTGAGACTGAAGTTAAGTTTTGGGTTGAATCCGCAAAAAAAGAATGTTACTTTACACAAGACAGAGACATAAAATATGTATCAACTGAAAATTAATGAGTAAACAAGCAACATCTCAGAAAAATGATGAGTTGCAAAAGAAAGGTGAAAAAGAACCAGTTAACTATTTTGATGTAAGGGAGGAACAAGCGGTTAGACAATTTTTAATCGCAACCTCCACTGAAGAAAAGAACAAAATATACAATGAATTTCTTAGAAAACCTTTAGACAAAATGATATCGTCAATTATTAGACGATACAAATTGTATAGAAAAGATATGGATTTTGAAGAAATTCATGTAGATACTCACTCCTTCTTGATGACAAAAATTGATAAGTTTAAGCCTTCTAAAGAAAAGAAGGCTTATTCTTACTTCGGAACTATTTGTAAGAACTATTTGATGGGTCAAATAATCAAAGACCAAAAAGAAATGAATCGTAAAATTTCTTATGAAGATATTTCTTCTGACTTAGAAAATAATTTTGAATTATCTTATTCAATCGACGTTCATGAAGTTGACACAACTCTAATCATAAAAAATTTTTTAGTAAAACTGGATGGTTTTTTAGAAAATGAAAGTTTAAATGATAATGAAATAAAGTTAGGTCAAGCGTTGTATGATTTATTTGATAACTACGAAACAATCTTTTTGGCATCATCAAACAATAAATTCAATAAAAACATTATTTTACTTTCTCTAAGAGATATGACAAATCTTTCAACAAAAGAAATAAGAGGGTCAATGAAAAAATTTAAGTTCATTTATAGTGAACTTTTAGAAGAAATGTTAAAATAAAAAAAGCAATATTTATCTTATATGCCAAGACCAGGAAGAAAAGAGATTAATTTATCAAAAGAATCCATGCTTTCTTTGATGCAAGAAATTTACAATGAACTTGTAGAACAGAGAAATACTGCAATCAGAATTCAAAATAAAATGTTGAATATGATGAAAGAACCTGAAGATATGACTCTCATCGGTCCGGTTATTGAAAAACAACAAAAGATTATTAATGACACGGTTG